TATATCAAAACACAAAGATTCTAAGTTTGCTTTTGTTCATTTTGATGGACCCCATATGACCAAAGATGTCATTACAGAAGCTGTTTGGTTTGCAGACAGATGTGCACCAACTTCAAGGTTTGTATTTGATGATTATCCTATGTATGATATGAATTTAGTTGCTAATATACTTAAATATTATGGATTTAAAGGACTTGAAAAAGGTAAAAATAAAGTTTGTTTAGAAAAAAATGAATCTTGATTTAGACACTCTTCAAACAATAAGACATTACATCAAAAAAGAAATTGAAAAGACAAAAGAGGATTTGGTGTACCATGTAGACACAATCGACAAGTTATCGTATTCTAGAGGGAAACTCAGCGGTTTAGAAACGCTGCTACAGGATCTAAAAGACCTGCAGAGAAACGAGGAGAATGTCGATGACGATAGTAACACCTGACACTGATTTAGTTGGTGTCAAAAATAATGGTGAGGCTGCACCAGAATCAAAGGAACAAGCCATACCCACAGATCCAGAGGGTATCAAAAGATATCTTGAACTAATACCAAAACCAGTTGGATACAGACTTTTAGTTAGACCTTACGCAGGACCTAAAAAAACTAAAGGTGGTATTATTCTTACAGAACAATCAAGTGAAACAATTCAAATGACTACCGTTGTTGGCCTAGTCGTTGAAATGGGAGATCTTTGTTATGCTGATAAAGAAAAATTTTCAACAGGTCCATGGTGCAAGAAGGGTCAATTCGTAATCTACGGTAGATACGCAGGTTCGAGATTTAAAACAAAATATGGTGAACATCGTATTTTGAACGATGATGAAATCATCGCAACAATAAATAAACCAGAAGATATTCTGCATTTATATTAAGGAGGACACATCATGGCTGATGCAAAAAACACTGAAATAGAACTCGATCTTGATGATGTAAAAGAAACAGATGTTAAGGTAGAGGAAACTAAAGAAGAAGAATCTAAAGAACCAAATTTAAATGTTGGTGAAGTAGATTTAGGTTATACTGACCACGACAAAGAACAAAAGGAAGAAAACGTTCAAGTTGAAGAAGTAGAAGAACAACCAGCAGAAGATAAAACTTTTGAAAACGAAAGAGAAACTAAATTAGACAAGAGAGAAGATCCAGATGATCTTACTCAAGTTTCTGAATCCGTAAAAAAAAGAATTGATAAACTTACAAGAAAATTTAGAGAAGCTGAAAGAAGAGAAAAGGCTGCTTTAGATTTTGCTAAAGGTTTACAAAAAAAATATGACGATTCAGAAAGCAAATATGATTCTGCTGACGAAAAATACTTAAAAGAATTTGACGCTAGAGTCGATTCTCAAAGAGAACAAGTTAAAGTTAAGCTTAAAGAAGCCATAGAGGCAAATGATGCTGAAGCAATTATGCAAGCTAATGACGAGCTTACAAAACTTACTGTTGAGAAAGAAAAAGCTAGAATTAAAATGGCTGATAGAGAAGCCAGATTAAAGAAGCTTGAAGAGCAAAAGACAAGTGTCAAAGAAGAGCCAAAATACTCAGAACGAGACGTTATTTCTAATGAGCCTAGTTCTAGGGCTAAAGATTGGGCGTCTAAAAATACATGGTTTGGTAACGATAAAATCATGACAAACGCAGCAATGACTGTACACGAAGATCTAGTGGGTATGGGTGTTGATGTTGAAAGTGATGAGTATTATAATGAGATAGATAAACGAATGGTGGAAAATTTTCCTCATCGTTTTCAATCAGAGCAACGTAAACCCGTCCAAAAAGTTGCTAGTGCTGGAAGAACACAGCAGGGACGCAAGTCTGTGAGACTCACCAAATCACAGGTGGCTATTGCCAAAAAATTAGGGGTGCCACTAGAAGAATACGCTAAATACGTGAAGGAGGTATAGTATGAGCGATAATAAAAATAGAACTTCACGCGCATCTATGGAGAAAAAAGATTTAAGAAGTAAACCATGGACGCCACCATCATCTCTGGATGCACCACCTGCGCCAGACGGTTTTGTTCACAGATGGATAAGAACCGAGAGTATGGGTTTCCAAGATACGGCTAACGTATCTAAGAAAATGAGAGAAGGTTGGGAATTTGTGAGAGCCGAAGAAATAAAAAATGCTTTAGGTGATCATTCTTATCCAATTGTTTCTGACGGAACTTACGCAGGTTTGATCGGGGTTGCTGGCCTTGTGTTGGGGAGGATACCTGAAGAAATCGCAAGGAGCCGTGCTGAGTATTTTAAACAAATTACTCAAGACAGAGTAGACGCGGTAGACAACGATGTCATGAAGGAACAACGACCGGAGATGCCTATGAATATTAATAGACAATCTCGCGTAACTTTTGGTGGTGGAAACAAATCCTAATTATTTGGGAATATTCACTCCAAAATAAAAGTAACAATAAAAGGAGAAAACAACTATGGCTAATGTAGCTGAAAAATACGGTCTAAGACCGGTAAGAAAGTTAGATGGCTCTCCATTTATTAACGCACAAAACAGATACAGAATTGCAAGTGGTTATGCTACTGCAATTTTCCAAGGTGACTTGGTAAAACCTGTAACTGGTGGCGGGATCGAAAGAGCAGTAGCAAATACTTCTGATCTCGTTGTTGGCGTTTTTAACGGAGTGTTCTACACAGACCCTACTACTCAGAAGCCTACTTGGAAAAACTATTATCCTGGAGGAGTTGCGGCAAGCGACATCGTTGCTAACGTAATTGACGATCCAGAAGTAGTTTATTCAATAGACTCTGACGGAGCGTTTGCAGTAGCAGACATCTTTAAAAACTTTGCAATCACTAACGTAACAGGGAACACTTTAACAGGTATTTCTGAGGTTCAATTGGATCACAGTGTATCTGGTTTAACAACAAGTGGAACTGTTCTTCAAGCAATTGACGTTTCGCAAGACACGCAAAACGACAGTGCTGGAAGCGCGAATGTAGATGTGTTGGTTAGAATTAATAACCACTTCTACAGTCAAGGCACAGGCATATAATAGGAGATTATAAATTATGGCTATATCAAGAAATCAACTAGTTAAAGAACTAGAGCCAGGTTTAAATGCACTATTTGGCCTGGAATATAACAGATACGACAATGAACATGCGGAGATCTTTACTACTGAAACTTCAGACAGAGCGTTTGAAGAAGAAGTAATGTTATCTGGCTTCGGTACTGCAGCAACTAAAGCTGAAGGTGCTATGGTCACTATGGATCAAGCGACTGAAGCGTACACATCAAGATACACTCATAACACTGTAGCATTAGGTTTTGCTATAACTGAGGAAGCTATCGAAGATAATTTGTACGACAGATTAGCTGGCAGATACACAAGAGCTCTTGCAAGATCAATGGCGCAATCAAAACAAATCACTGCAGCGAACATTCTAAATAATGGGTTCGACAGCAACTTCACAGGTGGAGACGGTAAAGCACTTATGACTACTGATCACCCACTTGCAAATGGTGGAACTTTCAGAAATGAACTTTCTACTGCTGCTGACTTATCGGAAACATCTTTAGAACAAGCGTTAATCGATATCGCTGCGTTTGTAGATGAAAGAGGATTAAAGATCGCTCTACAAGGTAGAAAATTAATAATTCCAAAAGAATTACAATTTACTGCTGAGAGAATCATGAAGTCTCCACTATCTACAACACCTGGTGGATCAAATGCGTTTGCGAAAAACGACATTAATGCAGTAATGAACATGGGTATGGTTCCAGAAGGTTACAGAGTTAACCATTTCTTAACTGATACTGATGCATTCTTCATTATGACTGATGCTCCAAACGGTTTGAAACACTTTGTAAGATCGCCAATTAAAACTGCGATCGAAGGTGATTTTGACACTGGAAACGTAAGATTTAAAGCTAGAGAAAGATACAGCTTCGGCTTCTCTGACCCTAGATCAATCTTCGGTTCTCCAGGAGCGTAATAAAATAGTTTATAGGGGCGTAGTCTTTACGCCCCTATATTTAAAGTTTATAATAGGATTTATTATGGGATACAAAAGCGATATTCAAGCAACAAGATCAACTGCTAATGCAGGAGCAACTCCAATTATCTCTCAACCAATCAGATTAAGAGGAATTATAGTAGCATCTAGTGGTGGTGGTGCAGGTGTTTTAGAACTTTCAACTACTTCAAATACTGGTGACACACTTTTGTTATTAGATGTACCAACAGGTGATGTAATCAACTTTTCTTTTCCAGAAGATGGTATTCCATTTCCAAAAGGAATCTTCTGTAAAACAAAAACACATGTTGCTGCTTACACACTACTAACAGATAAATATTCAGCACCTGGATTAACAGCAGGATAATACATGGATTACTATGCTGATTTAGGTATAGAGATCGATGGTTTCGCAAAAGGCGGTATGCCTGCGCGTAACAAAAAAAATTACAGATCAACAAAATCAGGTGCAGGTATGACGGCAGCAGGGGTTCGTGCATACAGAAGAATGAACCCTGGATCAAAATTAAAAACAGCAGTAACAGGTAAAGTTAAAAAAGGAAGCAAGTCAGCAAAACGAAGAAAGAGTTATTGTGCAAGAAGTGCTGGACAGATGAAAATGCACAATGTAAATTGTAGCAAAACTCCTCAAAAACGAATATGCGCTGCAAGGAGAAGATGGAAATGTTAAATGGCTTACCTGAATATAAATACACCTCCCATTTATTGTCAAATTAGAAAGGAATATCTTTATGATATGGAAAAGCATCAAGGAGAGCTTGGTGACTGTGTTATCTTTGGTATGGCTTCCATTCCAGGTCGCTCATTATTATTTCACATTATGTTACCCAATGGTGCGTGCTATTGGCGTCTGCCTATATGTGCGTTTGTACAGAAAGGATTTTCTGCAGATAAGGTGCCGAATATGTCGTTGCACGAATTGGAGTTGTGGAACTGTTTTAGTTATTGGCCTAGTGTGCATAAGTTTGATTGGTTGGCTGGTGTAAATGGGAAATATTTGGGACTTGATAAAAAGTTTTATCATGGACAGTATTTATTCACTGTGGATTGGGCTCATGCTGATTCCAATATTTTGGATGTCGAACATTCTGAGATTCCTCAAGAACATAAGTGTGCGCATATATTGGCTCTTGATAACGGTAATTATGCAGCTCAGCCTAATAATCGTATTCTGTGGCATGTTAGTAGTTACACTACTGACACATCTTGGCCTGACTATAAGGTACAAAATACTTACTGGGATTCAGAAGATAGTGGATTTGTTACGGAAGATAGTGATAAAATGTTTTATGAAATGGAAAAAAAGAAATAAGGAGTAAATATGGAAAAAATATGGAACGCAGCTAAACACTATTGGACTGATCATAAAAAAGTAGTTCTAGTAGTAGTAGCAATTGTTGTAATCGCAGTTATTTTATAATGAATAAAAAACCACTCAACATATCTGAAGAGGCAGCCGTCCAAATGCCAATGAAGACGGTTGCTTCGTTGATAATTATCGTAGCACTCGGCACGATGGGTTATTTCAACATGGTAGAGCGTCTTAACCAGCATAGCACAAGATTAGAATTGATGGAGAAAGACCTAACAGAGAACACAGACTTTAGAATCAAATGGCCACGTGGACAACTAGGTTCATTGCCCGCAGATTCTGAGCAGTTCATGATGATTGAAGATCTTTATAAGACTACAGATAAGTTAAATGCACATATAGAAAATATGGCATTGAATAAAGTAAACATAGAATTTTTAAGAAAACAAATGGATAAGGTTTTATCTGATATTGAAAAATTAAAAGATGCAAATAGAGATATGAAGTATAGTAATGGAGGTACACATTGATAGAGTCTATAGTAGCCCTTTTGATGTTTGTAAACGGAGAGATCAAGGAGCACTTGGTGCAAAAAAATATGGCGGCATGCCTTCGTGGAAAACGTCACGCGGAAAGAGAGTATTCTGAATCTGTAACCTACAAATGCTATAAGGGTAAGGCAGAAGTAGAGTTGTATCAAGGAAGAAAATATATTAAAGCTTTAATATTGGAGTAATCATGAATTTAAGTCGTAATTTCACTCTTCAAGAGTTAATTAAATCAGACACTGCTATCCGTTTGGATATTAATAACAATCCTAATTCAGGTCAGATAGAAAAACTAAAAGCACTTTGTGAAAATATTTTACAACCCGTGCGTGATCACTTTGGCAGAGTAAAAGTGACTAGCGGATTCCGTAGTGAGCAGTTGTGCCTAAAAATAGGTAGCTCTGTAAATTCACAGCATGCCAAAGCCGAGGCGGCCGATTTCGAATGTATGGGCACAGACAACGCAGAATTGGCTGATTGGATCAACCAAAACTTGGACTATGACCAGCTCATACTTGAGTTCTACACTCCCGGTGAACCAAACAGCGGATGGATCCACTGCAGCTACACTTCT